TCTGTATTTAAAAGATAACTATAATTACTGTCGCCATCTAAAACAGCTAAAGAATAAGGATATAAATAATCACTTGGAGATGATAAATACTGATTGCCAGAAGTTAAAGTTCCAGTAACATTTTTTCTAAAATTTGGTAACTCAACAGACTTAATAATTCTTTGTTCTGCTTGAGTAATAATTGTTGCTAAATCAGCAACAAATGTTGATTCTGTATTTTGCGTATAATCTTGTATAGCTGATTTTAATGTTGTATATGTCCAACTCATGATGTGCTCACTGTTATTTTGCCTATTTCGCCTTTAATACTTAATCCCATTGTGCTTGAGCCAAACTCTGTGACTCCACCACCAATTGGATTAAAAGCAAAATATGAAGTTGATTCCTTTTCTCCTGTATCTACTCTAGGATTATAAAGACTTTGATTATCACTGGTGTCTATTTCACCCAGTTTAAGTTGTGGTTGATCTTCATCAAAACATTCATTGCATACACGCAAACCACTTCTTTTGCTATCTATAATTTCGTATCTTAAATTATTTAACTTATAGGAAAAACCACAACGATCACATATTCCTAGAGCTTTTTTACCTTTTGCATACATTAGTATATTTTCCTAATAGTGTAATTAAATGGATTAATAGAAGATTTAATGTATGAATTACCATCTAAATCTACGCCTCTTAAATAAGTATTATTAATTTTAATAATTTTTTTTAATCTAATAGTAAAAGTATTACTCATGTCGCCTTCTTTATCATATTCAACAACTCTTATTTCATACTCTTCTTTAGTAATTCTATAATAAAGTTGTAATAATTTTTCAAACATTATTGATAAAAACTAACATCAGGAACAAATTTAACTGGAGCTTTTTCTCTATCGGCTTCAGTTACTTCTTCCCATAACTCCATGTAACGCTGTCTAATCATAGGAACTCTTTGTTGAGCTTCAGGTGATTTACAAGCTAAGTTATATGCTAAAGCATAAGTTAAACAAGGAAGATATCTTGAAGGAACATCTGCATTATTAGTACCTACTGTTCCAACATCTTCTATGCGTTTTACATAATCATAAACAAGGGTATATGTTTGTGCAGAGTCTGGTGTTGCCCAAAGAACTATCTTTACTGCATCATTATCTTTATCTACAAAAAATTGTGTAGGCTTTGATTGTGTTAATTTACTGGCTTGATGTGCATATTCTGTTCTAGATATACGATTTAATCTTTGATCAAATTGTTTATCAGTATCTGCTGCATCAGTTCTGATAAAAACATCTACAATATCTAATGCACTTGAATCTACTGTATAACTACTTGTACCTGCAGTAAGGGTTGCTGAACCTTGTTCTATGGTCCATAAGTTAAGACCTTTGTTTTGCCATTCTAAAAATACAAGATTAAGTGCTCTTTTTGCACTTCTATAGCTATAACCTGAACGAAGCTCTAAACCACAAAGATCATAAGCCTCTTCCATGATTTCACTCATGTCTAGATTAAATGTTGTTGTACCACTTGTTGCCATTCAATTACCTTTATTTTTTACCAGCTTTTTGCAAAGCAATAGCTATAGCCTGTTTATGTGGTTTGCCTTCTTTTTTAAGCGTTTTTATATTATTGCTTATACATTTTCTAGACCTACCTACACTTAATGGCATTATTAAACACCAGGACCTTTTCCTCTTTTACCTCTTGGTAATACAGGGTCTGGATTTCGATCACGCCACCTTCTTATTTTATCAATACCTCCAGGAGTGCTAGGAGATTTACCACCTTTAATTGGGTTTGTTCGACCACCAACCCACATTCCTTTAGTCATTCCACCACCAAACATTTTTTGTACATATTCTTTGTACGATTGAGTTTTGGCTTCTTTCCCAACTTCTGTTACGCCTGTATTTCTGTAAGGTGTAGCTTTTTTTCTAGTAGAAGAATTTTTATTTCTCCACATTCCTGCATTTTTTCTTGGCATATTGTTACCTTTTAAATTAAATAGTTATAGTACCCTATATAAGGGTACTATAAACAAAGTGAGTTACGCTACTTTTTAGTAGCAGTTTTTTTTGGTCTACCTCTTTTAGCTGGAGCTTTCTTAGGTGTTTCCTTTTTTGGCTCTGCTGCTTTTTTTACAGCCTTTTTAACAGGTTGTAATTCTGCAACTTTTCGTTGAGCATCTTCAAGATCAGGATCAGGACCAAAAATTGGTTTCCATATTCCATCTTGACCTTCTTGAAGAACTTTATATTGAGGTGGAAATTCACCTGTTTCTGAAATAATATATTTCATAATATCTCCGATTAATCAGAATATACTTTAACCATTTCTAAAACAATAGAATAAGTATCTCCTGAGCTATGACCTATAGTGGTAAAAAGAATATCTCCATTCTTACCACTTCCTGCATTATTTGGAAGTCCATCAAAATCTTGAAAGTCCATATGTCCATTACTACTTTCAGCTAGTTCCATAAGTAGAACATTAGATGTAGCATTAAGAAACATTTGGACTGACATACCAACAATGGCATGGCTTACACGCATCACTCTAACTTCTGAACATGAAACACCTTCAGAGTTAGTAGCTAAAGCAGATACATCTACTTTAGCTACTGCGGATTCGCCAGTACCATCGCTGACATTGGTAAACTTCATAATACAGTTTCTTTCACCATCTTGGATGGTTTGTGAAGTTACTGCATCAGCCATAATTTACTCCTTACTCGAATGGAGTAGCTAGTGTACCATCACCATGAAGAAAGGCTTCACAGTGCCATACTGCTGCTGTAGTTGCTTTTAAACGAATAATTCCGCCTACAAGCCAACCCTGTGCTGCCGTACCTAAATCAATGGTATCGTCATCACTAGCATCAGGAATAAATGTATTCATATCTGTTGCAGTTGCTGGATCAAAAATATGAGCAAAACCAGAAAATAAGTCACTGGCATTATCCGTATTAATTTGTCCTGCACCTGTAAAGGTTGTGCCCACTATAAATGTATAATTAAGTCCTGCTGCTGCGGTAGGTAGTGTTACTACAATACCTGCTGCTCTGTTTAAAGTATACACTTTACCAGAGTCAGTTGACTCAACGCTATGTGTAGCACTTGTAATACTTTCTATATTAGAATATGAAGAAACATATCCTGTAGTAGTAATATTACCACTTGTATCAACATCTAAATTGGTTGTAACAGCACCAGTAGTTGAATTTATACTGATTTGTTCAAAACCATTTTCGGACCTAACTGGTCCATTAAAAGTTGTATTCGCCATATTTTCCTCCTAAAGGAAAAGAATCTATTGTCTTGGCAAGTCTGCTAGGGCAGTCAATAGATAAATTAAAAAAATTCCCTAGAATAAAAAAAGGGGGAACATAAGCTCCCCCTTAAATGTTCTTACGAACTACCTGGTGAACCAAAGATACCAAGCGGATCAGATACTCCAAAGGAATATCTTTCTCTAGCTTTGTATCTAACATTACCAGTTTCAAAATCACCATCCATAGATGTTGTCATAGGTGCTCTGACAAAATGCTTCATGCCATCTGGAACATCAGTAGTAATAAAGAAAGCATTAGTATCAGTTAAATAATGATTAACTGAATAACCTTCTGGAATTACTCCATTAGTTTTGATAGCGTTGATGTCATTGTCAGCAGTGCCAACTCTATAGTCACTCTGTAAAAGTCTAGTAGCAACAAACTGAAGATCAGCAGGTACTATTAACTTTTTGGTTCTAGCTGCAATTTTAAGACCTCTTTCATCAGTCCATTTGCCAATTTGAATGATCGCATTTTCTAACGATGTTTCATTCAAGTCAGCTCCTGTAGAAGGTCTATTGCTGTTAGTTCCGCCACTTACAAGTGGGTGAGCTGTGCTGAATAATGCAACACCATCACCTGAAGAGAAAGTAGTTGAGAATCCATTATTTAATGGATAAGCTCCTTTCACTTGTTTTGTGTAAGCCATTGCACGAGCCAATGCTTTGGTATATCTAGCACTTAAAGAAACATATAGATTATCTTCCATAGCCTCTTCAGTAACTGCAAATCCCATTGCAATAGTTTCGTGTGTGTAACGAGCCACAAAAGTTTCTTGAGCAGTGTCCCAACTAATGGTTGCTCCCTCATCTTTTACTGGTGCTGCACCGAATCCAGATAGTTTTAGTTCTTCCTCAAATGATCTCTCGGAATTTTCTGAAACATAAATTTCTTCGTGCTCGTTTTCGTAGTTACCATACTCTTCACCAAACAAGGCGTTAAGTCCAGGTAACAGTTGCTTGAGCTCATTAGCTCTTGATATAGCTGCCATTATTTACTCCTAGCCTACGCCAGTGGTGTTGAGCATTTGATGCCCTACATTAAACATTACTAGCACATCAGTATAAGTATCACCTATAGCACTATCAGGACCATCGACAAAGTCGATAATCTTTACAGGTAGTGTATTGGTGGTAGCTGCTGTGCTCCCATCAACTGCGTTTTTGCTATTTCCGATAGTTGTACTACCAGCAGTTTGCACGACTGCACAATTCTTGCCCAAGTCATCTTGACCAAGAGTTTCATCGCCTTGCATTTGCATGATAATAAAAGGATCGGTAGCAACATACGCAACAATATCATCCGCAGCAGTTGATGCTGGGAAATATTGATTTGGTGTGAATTGACTTGTGGTAGGGTCAGTGTAAGCACAACCAAGAAATACACCAATAGGTGTACAAGCTGTAGTACCAGAATCTTTTTGGATAGTGGTATTAGGATTATCATCACCCCATTTCACAAAATCGCCATAAAATATAGAAGTTCCATATGCATTTTTGATTTTATAATGGGTAATTTTTCCTTGGTAAGGGCTTCCAACAACAGTACCTACAGGTCTTGCTCCATATGGAGCTGCTGTAGTTGACATAATTGTCTCCTTGTTAAAATAAAATTACAAAAGATTCTAAGAATCTTTCCCAAAAGTTGTCCTCGATTTGCGTTCAAACACTTGTTTGGTCGCCATTCGATTATCTTGGTCTTTAAAATAAGCATTATCTACAGTTTCTGACTGAGATTGAGCTAAATCAGCAAAGTGTTTATCCCTTGCTTCTGCTCTTTCTTTCGGCATTTTGCATAATAATTGTCCGCCTATTTCAACATGACCTTTTTTTGCCCATTCTGAATTGTGATCCATCATATGTATTTGAAGCTCTGGATGATCTTCAAGTCGGACTGGTTGCCACCCTTCTCTCATTCTTCTAGAAACATTTGGATTATCAGTTTGCCCTAATAAGGCTGTTCTGACCCATCTAAATACCCATCCATCTTGTGGATCAGGCTCTGGAAGATTACCTATGTTATCCCAATTCATTGGTTTTTGATCGATTTCTCGACTTTCTAAACTCCTTGGAGTACGCACTTGTTCTTCAGGAGAGTCAGCTTTAACTTCTTCTGATTTATGAGTTTCTTCATTGTTAGTTTTATCTGACATTATACTTTCTCCTGTAATAATTGGTTTGCATACTGCTCAGGTGTTATACCAAGTTGTCGTGCTAAACGAACTTGGGTCTGAGTCAGACGAACTTGCGAGGGTTTTTTATTTCCGCTATCCCTAGTGGCGGATGCAACAACTGTTGAAGGTTGTCGTTTTGGTGTTTCTGTTTCATGGACTACTTCTTGAGTCTGTTCTACTTGAACACCAAAGAAATTTGGATATTCATTACGCATATTTTTATCTACTTCTGCGTAATATTTTTGTGCATCTTGTTCAGGAAGTATTCCCTGATTGCGAAGTCTTTGATCAATGGTTAAAGCATATGAAGTCATTTCTTGATGTTCAGGTACTGTGCTCATAAACCAAGGATTTTTACTTGACCATGCTTTCATTTCAGGGTCTAGTTCTTGTGTTTGTTGTACTGGTTGTTCTGCAGGTAATTTTTTTGCTATTTCTGCTTGAACATTTTCTGCCATATTCATAGATTGCTGTTCTGCAAGAGTAGCTTTAGTTACCATCTCTTGTGCTTTAGACATGGCATCAGCATCGCCTTCATCATAGGCTTTCTTAAATTCTGCTTGAGCATTTTGTTTTGCCCATAAAGCATTGTTATGTGCTTGTTTGTTTAAGACTTCTCCACCTTGATTAAGCATAGTTTGTAGCTTTTTATTTTCAGACATCAAGATTTGCAATCTTTGTACAGCTTCTTTAGATTCTCTTGCTGCT